CTATAAGCATGATAATCGTTAATAAACATTAAATACATACTATCTTCCAATCATAAAATCAGAGTTTTTTTTCAAACCCGTATAATCCCGTATAATCATGTCCAAGTTCGTACACGTCAAAAAAATAGAATTTGCAAGCGCTGCATCTGTCAGCAACAATATTATTATTAGAAATTCAAGTTGCATACCATCAAAAGACATTTTATGGACAGAAATCCCACTTAATGGTCTTGTTGATGTTGTTATCAAGGATTCTTCTGATAACGGTCAACGTCTTTTTACTACCACGATTAAAGCGGAAATAACGGATAGAGGTTTCTTGAAGAATGGACGCTACTGTTTCCGACTGACATCTATGGATGGTACCATGTTCTTGTGTGGCACTGGAAAGCGTCCACATACTATAATAGAAGAATCTATTCCATATCCAGATAAAACTTCTGATACGTGGTTGAAGTCTCTCACAGTTAACTGGAAATCCCAATATCCTCTTTTGTACATTATTTAATATATAAGGTATTTTCTTTCGCTTTGTGTAATTACTACCTTTGTGGAAAAACAAAACGGAATGAAATACGACTTCTATATTACAGGTCCAATAGGTGAAGAATACGACTGGTGGACTGACAGACGTGGCACAACATCTGAGATGGTCAAGAACTTCCTTAATCAAAACAAAGGTAAGGAACTGACCATTGCTGTGTCATCACTGGGTGGTCAACTCGATGAGGGTATAACAATTGCAGAACTGATTGCAGCCCATGGTAATTGTAACATGGTTATTGTGGGTATGACAGCAAGTGCGGCAACAATCCTGTGCATGAAAGCGAAGTCTGTTAAGATTGCTCGTGGTTCGCTGATGTTGATACACAATTCTTCGCAATCTATCAACAGTCTTGGCACGGCGAATAAGAAAAAACTGGAGGCGTACATCGAGACGCTGAAGGCAACCAAGCAAAATCTGGATACTTACGATAAGGCCATAGCTGATATCTATTCCTATCGTAATCACAAGAGTATCGAAGAGAACTGTAGCATGATGGATAAGGAAAAGTGGCTCACTGCACAAGAGGCACTTGATTTTGGACTTGTCGATGAAATACTGGATGAAGCCAAAGCTGAGGAAGAAGCAAATGCCGTGCAGAATGTCTATGCTAATTATGATGGTATCGAAGAACGGTTCCATCTTCCGTCTCTTCCTGCTGTAGCCCATGCAACACCCAAGGTTCCTCGTGGTATCATGGCAAAAATACAGCGATTATTCGCAGATAATAAAACCAATAATAACAATAATGTCATTATGAACAAGAAATTTATCAAAGTTAATGCTCTTCTTAAAGTGGAAGGGTTTAACGAGTCTGACTCTGGTATTGTGGTGACAGCTGAACAGATGCAGGTTATTGAAGATACTCTTGCTGCCTTGCAAGGCAAAGCCGAGAATCTTGGCAACATCGAGAGTCAGTTGGCAAAAGCAAAGGCAGATCTTCAGACAGCGGAAACAGCAAAAGCTACCGCAGAGACAAATCTGCAGAATCTGCAGACAGAGTTCGATAACTTCAAAAAAGAAGCTGGTGATAGTTCAGTCAAGCTGCCAGGAAATCAACTTGGTAAGATGGAGATGCACACATCATCAGACATGTTTAACACAATCAAAGATCTTCTGTAATGGCGAAATCAGCATCACAGGCCTTAATGACGCCCGACGAAATGGCGGAGCGCGTCACACCGGCAGAACTTGAAACAGCCTGCCGTCAGTATCAGCAGCAACTTATCACTCAGCCTATTGAGGCCATGAAGGATAATACGCTGAAGTTTATCACATTAGTTCCTGGTGTCCGCAATCAGCTGACATGGGGCGAACTGCATGGTGATGCACAGTTGTCGCCATGGAGTAAGAAAAACGGCCAGTCGGCAGACTACAAAATTGAAGGACGAACTCTTCAAGTATGGCCTGGCAACTGTTCCTATGACTTCGACCCGATGGAAGTGTTCCAGTCAATCTACGGTCATAGCATTCTGCTCGGTGAGCAATTGACCACAAGTCAGATTGCCGTTCGTGTAGCAACCTATTTTGCTGCAAAGGTGGGTATGCATCTGAACAATGCTGTGTGGAAAGCTAAGCGTAATGTCGCTGGCAATAAGACCGAGGACCTCTTTGATGGTTTCGATACCATTATTGAGAAAGAAGCTACAGACGAGAAACTCTCTGTTGCTAAAGGCAATCTCTTCCTGTTTGATGCTGCCATCAATAACACAACGGCTACAGAACAGCTGAAGGAGTTCTATCGCAAAGCAAATGATATGCTTCGTGGTAGAGAGTGTAATTTATACATTCCGCAAAGTGTATATGATGCTTATGTCGATGACTATCAGGTTCGCCATGGTGCGCTGCCTTATAATACGGAGTTCGACAAGCTGACACTTGAAGGCTCGGCAGGTAAGTGTAAGCTCGTGGTGTTGTCTAATATGGCAGACAGTAAGTATCTGAAGATTACCACCAAGCAAAATCTGCTTTTCGGTACCGATATTAATGCTCAGGAAAATAAAGCAAATATTGCCAAGTACTCATCTTGGGTGTTGACCTTCGAAATGGCAGGTGTCTATGGCACTCAGATTCGTTCTCTCTCACCAGAGGAGCTGTTCGTCGGTAAGTTGCATGTCGAGTAATGTGACAATCTAAAAAATACATAGTATGAAAGAGTGTACTACTAAAAATGTGTATGAGAGCATCAAGGCTTGCCCCGGACAGAAAACTGTTCCGGGCATACGCCGATGCATCTACTTCGTGTCCATGTACAGCGTAGTGACATGGCCCAAACTTCCTAAACTCGGAGACGAAGAGGTGACCAAGATGGAGTCTCTTTCACAACTGAAAGGTGATTTCGTGTTGGCTGCAGACAAGTTCTTCCAGTCGATCGAGTTGAAGGATAAAGCTTCTAATGTTACCTTCGAGACAGTTGGAAACTCAGGATCCAAACTCTTCACCAATAAGGCTAATGCTATCGTCGTAGGTATGCCGGATGAGGTCAAGGGCTTCATTCGCCAGGCTATCGATGACAAGCTCATTGTTGTATATCAGCAGCGTGACGGTAAGTTCTGTGTACTAGGTAATGAAGATTTCCCCTGTGAAACCTCAGGATCTGGTGATACCGGTTCAGACCCCACCAATGGAGATATGACATCGACCATCGCCTTGGAGTCTTATGACGAATGTCCTGTTCCTACTTACACAGGTAAGCTTCCGCTTAGTGCAACAGAGTATCTGGACTGTGCTGACGGCCTCGTTAAGAAAAAGGCAGAAGTATAACTGACTGCCCTCCCGTCTTGCCCATAGATTGGAGGGCAGGTGGTTTTCCATAGATGGTTTTAAGTTAGTTAGTGGGCAGGTGGTACCAAAATGGTGTCGCTTGCCCTTTTGTCAAAATTTAGAAATAAAAACATGGATCATATACTTACATCCAAAATTTATAATTGGCTCAATTTGACCAACCTTTCTGATGCGCAGATTGTCGAAGGTGCTCAATTGTTGCTGCAATGCAGCCCCGTGAGGAGTCGCGGCATCTACAATCAGGCATTGCTTAGACCGAAGGCTATGTTGCCTTGGATTCGTACTGATTTGAAAAAACAATATGATATCCGACAGCGTGGCCTCACTACTTCTGATGTGGAGAAATTCAATCAAGAAACATTAGAGAGCGTGAAAGAGACTCTTTCTTCTAAGCCAGAAACCATTGAGGATGACGAGGAAGAAGATTCTACTATTCCCGAACTTGCAAAGCTTGGCAAGCGTTCGGATCATGACCAACTGCCTGATGATATTCAGGAGATTTGGAATAAGAACGCTGACAGATGGAAGCGTATCAGACAACTTCACACACAGTTGGCGCAGATGATATCCCAACCAGATTATTCGCCATGCGATGGTAACGAGTTGTGCTATCAATTGAGACAACTTGATACAGATCTTCGCGACGCTTATCAGGTCTATGATTCGTTTGCTCTGCCTGAGGAGAAACCTCAGCCTAAGGAAAAACCTCAGACAGATAAAGTGGAGACTTTCGTGAGTGATGTAAAAACTATCGCGAAGGCAAGAACCGCTATCTCTCGTGGGCTTAAACTCGAAAATCAAACAGAAAAGTCCTTGCAAAAACTGCAAGATGCTGTGAATACTCTGTATTCCCTCAAACAGACAATCAAGGATGAAACTGTTGAGAGACTGAAGAAACTGGGTATAGCTATTCCAGAAACAGAAAATGTCTAAAGGTAAAGATATAGATTCGTTGCTGGCACCTATTGCTGATACGCCTATACAGGCATATTTCGGAGACGGGTTACACACACTTGGTCTGCTGAACTGGTTGTTGGCTCAGACAGGACCGGCTGATGTGTGGGTGAGCAGCTATTCTACATCGGAACCTTTTTTGAATGGATTCTATCTGCTGGGGCAGAAAGGCTTGGTTCGCCATTCTGCCATCCTACTTGACCAACGGGCTGCGCGGAAGACACTTCGCTTGGAGAGTCTTCTGACGCATGCCTTTGAACATGTGTTTCTCGGACAGAATCATTCGAAGATTCTACTGGTTAGAAACGCGAAGATGACGATATCCGTGGTCACATCGCAGAACCAAACGTATGGCGCACGCGCCGAAAGTACTATTATAACGACAGACCTTGACGTGTTCTATGTCATGATGCAACAATATATAGACATTTGTGGGAATGGCGCTGTCGAACTGGATCTGAAACATGGAAAAGGAATTATTAGTGAAAATAGAGCAGCTGGCGAGGATGCTGATGACTCCAGAACAGATTGGAGACCTTTTGGGTTTGAGTGGTGATGAAGTCGCAGAGATCAAAAATCCTTGGACAGAGGTCGGCATCGTCTATCGTCAAGTCCTTGCCGAAAAAACACTTGAGTTGCACGAAAAAACGCTAAAACTGGCTGACGTTGGCTCTCCAACAGCTATTGAGAAAGCTAATGAGTGGCTACAGTCGGCTCTAATATCAATAGAATAAATGCGCTTCAATATAGATATCTACGCAGATAACCTGATGTTGCCGGTCGATGAACTGCAGGAGAAAGGCATCTCCCAGCAGGTCATTCAGCGTATCGTGCGCCTACGTGACATCTATAACTATATGCTGCGCAATCCGCTCAAGAAAGACCGCGAATATATTGATTATGTTCAGGCTAACTATCGTGATGCAGAAGATAAGCCTATATCGAAACGAAAAGCATATGAGGATCTTGAGATTCTTCATGCTATTGTCGGAAACCTACAGCAATGTTCCAAGGAATGGCATCGATGGCGCTTCAATAACATGATCATGGAGGGATATGCTGTTGCGCTGCGTAAGCAGGATGCATCAGCTATTGCCAAAATTGCACAGCAATACGGTAAGTTTAATCAGCTCGATAAAACTGATGAACATGACCGCAATTATGGTGACATTCCACGTATCAACTTCACTTTCGACCCAACATCTCTTGGCTTCAAGCGTATTCCGGACCTGCGTAAGGTTATCGACGAGTTGGTGTCTAAATATTCAAAATCGGTATTCGAAGATGTTGCCGAGGATGTCGATGTGGTAGAAATGACGGATGCGATAACGGAAAAGGAGAAACAGATAAATCAATTCGTAAAGCAAAATGACGAAACTTGACCAATATATCAATCCTGCCCAAGCATTCTATCTGTCACTCATGGCGAAGAACTCCACTATAGTGGCTGGACGTGGAGTTGGTAAAGGTATGATGGCAGCATCTACACTTCGTCGTAACTTCGAGGGAATGCCTGGCAGTAATACAGCTCTGGTTGCCCCGAATGCCAAGCGAATGTGGACTAACATCATTCCGTCTTGGGATACCCATCTGCGTCGATGGGGCTTTGTCGATGGCATACACTATACATGGGGGAAGAAACCACCCAAGGCATGGGGGTGGGCAGAACCTATACAGAGGCCGATGAACTGGGAGAATACGCTGTCGTTCTGGAACGGCAGCTATGCCACCATCATCTCACAAGATAGAAAGGGTACTTCCAACTCGCAATCGTTCGACTATATTCTTATTGACGAAGCTAAATTCATAGACTTCGAACAATTGAAAGATGAGACGTATCCTGCCAACCGCGGAAACGGTAATGTGTTTGGCAAATTATACTATCATCATGGTATAGCTAAGTTTTCCGATATGCCAACAACCAACAAAGGTTCTTGGTTTCTTCGCGACAGAGAAAAGTGTGATCCTGAAAAACTCGCGGTATTGGAGGGATTAGTCCTGGAACTCTATGATGCCAAGAAAAAAATATCGGATATGATTGCTGCAGGGCAACGTCCTACGGCACAGCAGATGTTCTATCTTCGCAAGTTGTCACGCACGGTCAATATGTTGCGTGCCGATACCTATTTATATAAGGAGTTCAGCAGTATAGAGAATCTTGAGATTCTTGGAGAGAATTTTATCGCACAATGTTATCGTGATATGCCTCAGGCTACATTCCGTACCACTATCATGTGTAAACGGGTGGAACATTCTGAGGATTCATTCTATAATGCCAAGACGGATCGTAATCTGTACAGTTCTGCCAATACCTCTCATTTTGAATCGGTAGGATACAATATGGAGGAACTCAGACATGTGGACTGTCTTACAGATGGAGACGTAGATGTTTCCTCTGCTATCTGGGTTGCGATGGATGCAAATGCCAATATCAACTGGGGAGTAGTGGGACAGCCTGGCGAGGATATGATTCTGCGTGTGCTGAAAAGCTTCTATACTAAATACGACCGACGACTTCCGGAACTTGTCGATGATATCTGCAAATACTATAAACCGATGAAGCGTAAAGAAGTGGTGTTCTGCTTTGATGCAACCTTCAAGGGCAATAACTATGGTGTAGATAAGTCAGACTTCTATCGGGTAGTGAAACGTCGCTTTGAGAAAAACGGATGGAGTGTCAAGCTGTTATATATCGGCAGGCCATGGTCACATCCGAAAAAGCAGGGGCTTATCAACGGCATGTTCAAAGGACAGGGTATCTATCGGATTATGATTAACGAAGAGAACAATCCAGATCTGTTGAACTCCATCGACTCTGCAATGACAATCAATGGTACCAACCAGAAAGATAAGAGCGGAGAGAAGAAACCTGAAACAGAAGAGAGTCCTCTCGAAGGTCGTACCGATGGATCAGACGCGTTTGATACTCTTTGTATCGCCGTCGAGGCTGGTGGCTCTGCTGTATGTTCCGGAGGTTATGGTGGTGGATTTGTTTAGTACTGCATATTTATTTCATTTTTGTTAAAGTTTTTATAACAGGTGGGCACGTGAGTGTCTGCCTGTTACTTCTTTCTGAAATGTTAAATATTAGCGGTACTACAAAAAAACGTAGTAAAAGTTTGGTTACTACGAAAAAAAGTAGTACCTTTGCATTGTTCAAAAAATAATAGCAAATGAAACAGAAACAAAACATTACGATGATGGTCACACCTCAGGAAGAGGAGCTCATTAGTGCAATCAGGAATTACAAAGCGAGTTATCCAAATGGTTATCCAGAACTGCTGATTTACGCTCAGAGATGCTTCGACGAACTGACCGACATCTATTCAGAATGAACAAGGTTCTCCCCTCGGGGAGAGCCATTTATTAAAATCAATAAAACAATATATCATATGGAAACGGTAATGAAACAACAGCAGGTAATCTCTGACATGAAGAAGAGATTGCAGGACATTAGTTTGTGTCTTTCTTGGCGCGAGATAGCGAACCACTATTTTGAGAAGTCATCATCTTGGCTCTATCATAAGATGGATGGAATAGATGGGAATGGCGGTGTAGGTGGTTTTACTTCAGATGAAGCTGACCAACTCTATGCAGCGCTGATGGATACGTCTGATCGAATCCGTCGTGCAGCAGAATCAATTAAAGCCCATGATGCTATTGCATTTTGAACACAAACCGCTGTTGGGCTTGCAGCGTGTGCCTCTGGTGTGTATGCATCAGGGGCATTTTTTTGTCGCTCTTCGTACCTGCCCACCCGATGCCGTCATTACGCTTGCAGGTGGTATTTGGAGCATACAGAGTCTTGTTGTCTGCTGTGTTGGTTCGTGGCGGTAAGTATTACATACACACCACCA